CAGAGGATGACGTAGCTTCTAACACTACTACCATACGTATTCTAAAGAATAGATATACTGGTGAGACTGGTATAGCTACACATCTTTACTACGATAAAGAGACTGGTCGTATGAAAGAGATTGATAACCCTTACGAAGTAGAGGATAACAATACAGAGGAGATACATTTCTAATGTGGAAACATTATTGTCATACAGAAAAAGAAGAGTTAGAAGTAGGTGATGGTGAAGAGTGTAACTGGTGTGGCTCAGATGCTGAAGCTGTTACTATAGATGGCTTTGATGATGCTATCATAGGGATAGGAGAACAATATAATAAAAACCCTTTACATGTCTATTCATATAGTGTAATATGTAAGATACTAAGAGAACGAGATGGTATGTCTTGGGAAGAAGCAGATGAATATGCTCAGTTTAATATCACTAATGTATGGGTAGGTGATAGAACTCCCATGATACTATATAATGAGTATTGGGAAGATTGGAAAATAGATGAGAGCAATAGTTGATATAGAAACAGATAGCTTGGATGCAACAAAGGTTCATTGTATTGTGGCTAAAGACATAGACTCAGGGAGGGTTTACCCTTTCCCTCCTGATAAGGTACATGAGTTTAAGTCTTGGTCACAAAGTGTCAAGCAATTTATTATGCATAATGGTTTATCTTTTGATGCACCTGTGTGTAATAGATTGCTAGGTACTAAGATTAAACCTAGCCAGATATTAGATACACTTGTATTATCACAGTTGTTTAATCCTATACGTGATGGTCATGGCTTGGGAGCATGGGGTAAGAGATTAACTATGCCTAAAGGAGATGTAGATACGTTTGAAGTTTATACTCCTCACATGCTAGAGTATTGTAAACAAGATGTGAATATAACACACAAAGTATTTGAAGTTCTTCAGCAAGAAGGTAAAGGTTTTTCTAAATCTTCTATTGAACTTGAACATCAAGTAAGAGTTATCATAGACCAACAAGAACGTAATGGCTTTGCTATTGATATGCAGAAAGCTATGGGTCTATTTAATAAATTAAAAGATGAAGCAAATCAATTAGAGAAATGGTCAGTAACTAACTTTGAACCTACAGTTGTAGAATTAAAAACAAAAACAAAATACATACCATTTAATATAGGTTCACGACAACAGATAGCAGATAGACTAATGAATTTAGGTTGGAAACCAAAACAACATACAGAAAAAGGTAACATAATTATTAATGAAGCTGTATTAGATACAATAAATTTACCTGAAGCAAGAAAGTTCTCAAGGTTCTTTCTTCTACAGAAACGTATAGCACAGATTAAGTCATGGATAGAAGCATGTGATGACAAGGATGGTAGAGTACATGGTAGAGTAATGACTCTTAAAACTATCACAGGTCGTATGTCTCACAACTCTCCTAACATGGCACAGATACCTGCAGTTCGTTCTCCATATGGAAAAGAGTGTAGAGATTGTTGGACAGTAGATAATCCTTACACTCATTCCATAGTAGGAACTGATGCAAGTGGATTAGAGTTAAGATGTTTGGCTCACTTAATGAATGATGCTACGTTTACAGACATACTATTGACAGGTGATATACATACACACAACATGAAGATGGCAGGATTAACTGACAGAGACCAGGCAAAGACATTCATATATGCTTTTATGTATGGTGCAGGTGCATCTAAGATAGGTCAGATAGTAGGAGCAGGTGCTAAAGAAGGACAACAACTAATTAATAAGTTCTTATCTAGTATGCCAGCATTAAAAAGAGTACGTGATGCTGTAGTAAAGGCATCAGCTAGAGGAAAGATTAAAGGTATTGATGGGAGACTTCTCTATATACGTAGTCCACATAGTGCCTTGAATACTTTATTACAAGGAGCAGGTGCAATAGTATGTAAGCTATGGCTTATTAATATTATTAAACGTATTAACAGAACAGGTGTTGATGCTAAACTTGTAGCTAGTATCCATGATGAGTATCAGTTTGAAGTTCTAAACACAGATGTGAAAAAGTTTGGACAGATAACTAAAGATGCTATGAAAGATACAGAGAGACAGCTACAAATGAAGTGTCCTCTTGATAGTGAATGGAAGGTAGGTAAGACATGGGCAGAGACACATTAGAACAACTTACTTTATTTGATATAGAAGAAGAAGTTATCATAGAAGAAGGAGAAGATACTCAAACTTGTACGAAATGTTTAAAAAATCTTCCTTTAAAATTTTATAGTATAAAAACTATATTAACTAAAGAACGTGGAATATTATCTACTATATGCTCTAGTTGTTCTAATAAAGAACACAAAAAACAAAAAGAAAGACATGCCTGTGTTAGTCCTCCTCATGATAGTTATGTATGTCCTATTTGCGAAAGAAATAAAGAACAAATACAATCAAAAACGATTGCTGTATATAGAGAATCTTATAAAAGATTGAAAGAAAGGTCAAGAAAAACTCCTTGGAGATTAGACCATGACCATGATACAGGTAAAATTAGAGGATGGTTGTGTGATAAATGTAACACATCATTAGGACAATTAGGAGATAATATTAAAAGTATTAATAAAGCATTACAATATTTAAAAGGAGAATTAGATGGAAGTACAGGAGTTTAAAGGAAGAAAAGACCATGCTGATTATATTAAGCGAGGTATAAAAGTAGAGAATGAATTTATACAATCAGCTAAGTCACATGGTTATGCAGTTGAGATAGCTAGTGACGAAGAAAATATAAATAAACATATAGATTTATATCTAACTTACAAAGGACAAACAATTAGTGTAGATGTAAAGGCTAGAAGAACTGGAAACAAACAAAGAGTTTTTGATGACTCATGGATTGTCGTTGAGTTTTTAAATACAATGGGTAATAAAGGTTGGCTGTATGGTGACTGTGATTACTTTGTATTTGAAAGACAGCATGACTATGTAGTGTGTGAAGCAAAAGAGTTAGTAGAATTAACTGACAAAGTTGTAGATAAAAACACTAGAGTAGAAAGTTATAGGGATGCTGAGTACAAAACATGGGGTAGAAAACATCAAGGAAAACAAGACCTTATCTCAAGAATCGAGATGAGTTTAATACTTAACTTAAATAAAACATTTATTATGAAAAAAACTCTTGACATTAATTTAGAGGTATGTCATAATTCATTTATTAATAACAACGAAAGGAAAACACAAATGAGTGTACTAAAAGGAAACGCATACTGGGCTTCAATCGTTAGCCCAAATACTACATTTGATTCAGATGGAGTATGGTCTATTGATGTAGCTAATCTTGATGAGAAGAATATCAACATAGCTAAAGCTGATGGACTAGACGTAAAGAATAAAGGTGATGATCGTGGTAGCTTTGTTACTGTTAAAAGAAAGGTTAGACGTAAAGATGGTAACATGAACAAGCAACCTGAAGTGGTTGATGCTGCGAAAAGAAACATTGCTAGTACTTTGATTGGTAATGGTTCAGAAGTAAATGTACTTTATAGTACATACGAGTGGGAGTTCAAAGGTCGTGGTGGAGTTTCTGCAGACCTACGTGCTGTGCAGGTAACTAACTTGATACCTTATAACGTAGATGCTGATGCAGACGAAGCTTTTGAAGTTGTCCCTGATGGATTTGTAACTGAAGATTCAGATGAGGAATTATCCTTCGCTTCTTAACCAACCATGAAAGGATGGGGAGGTAGACCTCCATGAGTATCTCCCCATTATTTATTATGAAATCTATTGATACTTTAGTAAAAGATATATACGATTTGTTTGACCCTCTCGTAGACGTAGAGTTAAATGAGAAAGAAGTTGATGCTCATTTAGATTCTTTTACAGAGAGTCTCAAAGAAACATTAAAGAATTTTTTAAATGAAGTGCCTACAGATAGACGTAACCTAAGACTATCTGCTATAGGTAAACCTGCTAGACAATTATGGTATGGTAAAAACTCTAAAGAAAAACCTAAACCTTTAGAGCCTAGTACAAGAGTTAAGTTTTTATATGGTCATATGTTAGAAGACCTATTGATTCTTTTCTCAAGACTTGCAGGACATACAGTAACTGACCTACAAAAAACAGTACATGTTAATGGAATAAAAGGACATCAAGACTGTGTAATAGATGGAGTGTTAGTTGATTGTAAGAGTGCATCAGGTAGAAGCTTTGAAAAGTTTTCTAAGAATACTCTATACAAAGACGATCCCTTTGGATACATAGCACAGATTTCTGCTTATGCTGAAGGCAATGGTGTAGATGAAGCTGCTTTTCTAGCTATAGATAAACAGAATGGAAGTATATGTTTGACTCCTGTTCATTCATTGGAAATGATAAATGCTAAAGAAAGGATTGACTATCTTAAAGGAGCTATGGATCAAGATAACCCACCTGATAGGTGTTATGATGATGTCGCTGATGGTGCTAGTGGCAATCGTAAGCTCGCTTTTGGTTGCTTCTATTGTGAACATAAGCGTACTTGTTGGAGTGATACGAATGAAGGTAAAGGGTTACGTGTATTCCAGTATGCAAATGGATACAGGTATCTTACGCAAGTTAAGAAAGCTCCTAACGTGGAGGAGGTAACAGATTGGTAAGTCATTGGCTTCAGTTTGAAACTGATGAACCTTTTGTACCTAACTTAAAGAAGTTTGGATTTGTTTATCTTATAATTAATACACAAAATGGTAAAGGATATGTAGGCTGTAAGCAATACTATATAGGTAAAGCTAAGAAAGAATCTAAGTGGCAAACTTATATGGGTTCTTCTAAATATTTAAAAGAAGATATAAAAAAAATAGGTAAGAAACATTTTAGATTTGAAGTTATAGCAGAGTATATAAACAAAAGAAGTTTACGTTACTATGAAGCACACTATCAAATGAAATGGGATGTACTTACTGCTGTGATAGAAGGTACAGATGAACCTGCATTTTATAATTCATATGTAGGTGGTAAATTTTATAGACCTGTTGAGAGTTATACATCTGAATTTAGTCAAGGTTGTAGAGAAAGAAATCTAGGGCATAAAAATCCTATGTCAGGTAAAAAAAGATCGCCTGAAGTAAAGAAAAAAATTAGTGAAAGTGTAAAATTATATCATAAAAAAAGAAAGGAGGAAACAAATGGGAATTAAAAAAGCAATGTATGACACAGCATTAACTGAGTTTCAATCTCAAAGAGATAAGGCTATTACTAATGCACGTATATACTTAGAACATCCTAGTGGCATAGGAGAACATGGACAAGTAGTTGATGAATTTATTAAACAAATAAAGTTAGCTGCTGAAGCAGACGAAGCTGCGTCTATGTTAATAGATATATTTAGAGATGAAATAGCAGAAGACTAATGAGTGA